GGGGTATAAATCCCGTTGGTCGCGCCTGACCCGGTGGTGGTGACTGATGCCCCCACTACGCCGCCGGTTAAATTTGCCAACCGGTAATTGTACCCGTCAGACGAAACAAGCTGCGTATCAGACTGGGCTACCGTCTGCATTGGACGCCAGTTCTGAATGGTGGGGTCAAACCACTGCATGAACGTGTAAGTTCCCGGCAATACCTGATACTGCCCGGAAGGCAAAACGTAGACTTGCCCGGACTGCAAGGTTATCGGAATTGAGTTAAAGGCTTGGGTTTTTGGACCAAAACCAATCTGATTAAACGGCATTGCGGCAGTCCCTTATAGTGACAGGAAGTTGTAAGAGCCGATACGGGCCATGGATTTTGGTTTCACCGATACCAGCTCGGCAACGGTGAGCACTGCGCCCACGTAACCCACTTGAAAGTTGCTGATAGTCGATTCAAATCCGGTAAAGGCAAATGAAGCCATCTCATGGATGTACAGCGATAAGTAATTGCTGTTAATCATGTACATGGTGCCTTCTGGGCAATACGGATCTGCAAAAACGGGAACCCCGGCAACCATCAAGGCGCGGAAAGCGGCACGCGGGCCATCTTCCTGCGCGTCAAACCCGTCTCCAGGGGTAATTTGATAAATTTCTTGCCCCACAAAATCCTGCGCGAGCAAGGCCCAGGTTCCAATGCCGCAAATGGCAAAGGTGGGCATTTCCGCGCCGTTCTTCAGCACACCAGCGGTATATTGCAACACGTTTTGTCGGGTCGGATTGACGTTGCCCGCGTTGTACACTTTTGAACGCCACCACGTATTGGTCGTTCTGCTGATGTTGCCGTAGCTGGCCGCGTTGGTGGAATCGTCAATGGCAATCGGCAATCCAAGGATCTGCTGCGTGTTGTTGACGTTGTTGTACAGCGCGGTGGCCAGCGTATCGGCCATGCCGTTGCCTGCGTCGTTCATACGAGCAAAAGCCAAATCAACAATGGCGTGTTCGTCCTGCGCAATAGATTCCATGCCCAAAACCGGGATGGGCACAATAAGCAGTTTTAAATTCTGCTCAGTTAAATAAGCCCCCTGCGTAACGGCGGGCTGGTTGAATGCACCGGAGTAATCCGACCACTGCGGGGTCACAAACTGCGCGCCCTGCACGGGAACCGATACGCTTGAGATACCGCCTCGAGCTGGCTGGCTGTTGGCAATCAAAGCGGCCAAAAGCGGGGTGCTGTTATAAATCTGCACCACCATTTTGGGAATAAATTGCCGACGGGTAACGTACGATAGTTCTGTACCTACACTGCCGGACGGGACAATACCGGTTCCAAATACGGGCATGGGAGCCTCTCCTAGCTAATTGATGACTTACCCATGCGTAGATCGCGGAGATCTTGCACGGCATTGTTTCTGATCATTTCATTGAGCCCCGTCATTCCTTTTTGCTTAAACAGCGCAAGGTGGTCGCGGGGCATTTCGTACTTTGCCTGCGCTTGTGGCGCGGGTTCTGCGAGTTTGCGAGCGTTGCTAAAGTGCTGCGCCGCTTTCTCGTGGTCTGCCATGCCGTTTTCCAGCATGAACTTTTCCAAATCGTCTATTTCGGAATCCTTAACGTGTCCGGCGGAAACCGCTTTGCGGCGTCCGGCATACAATCGTTCTTCCAATTCCTTGTATTGGTTTTTCTGTTCAAGGTCAGAAAACCGCTCGTCCATTTGCCGTTTAACATTGGCCACAGTGCCCAGCGTATCGAGTTCAGGAATGGACACGCTAGGGTCCAAGGCTTTGGTTAACTGCATTAAACCCAGTCGGGTTTTGGGGCTGTCTCCAAGGCTTTTAGCCAGTGAAGCCAATGCTCTTACGTCGTCGTCGCTCATGCCTTCAAGACTCATAACTTCTCTCCCAAGTTAGAATTGGAATGGTAATTCTGCCCATGTAAATTGGCAAAATCCGGTAATAGCGGCGTTAGCCTGTAACGCCATGTAGCCGCCTGGCGGAATCACATAAATGCCAGTCAAATCGTCATTCGCTTGCGAAGTGCCCAGCGACGTGCCGACTGAAATAAGCGGGATCATGTAAACCGGGGTGGCGGGTAAAGTTGCTGCGGTGTCGCAGCGGCCCACTGAGTTGGTAATGCTGCTGCCAATGCGCGAAGATTGCGTTGTCAGGGGCGTGGTATGCGTGACGTTGGTGGTGGCATTAAAACCGGACACTAGAGACACCACGGCTGCCGCGCCCGGCGCCACGCTCGCCGCAAAGCTGGCGTCCAGCAAATACAAATTGACCTTTGACGAAACGTCATTAGACAAACTGATCGTCTGGATGGTGGTGCTCAACCCAGCGCCAAACGTCACCGTCGCCTGCGTGCAGGCCCAAAATATATTGGTATTGACGTTAGGTTGGCTGGGATTCCATTGCAGCATTACGGCAAAACCTCGCCCCAGAGATACATATCAATTTGAGAAGATGCCACGCCGGAAGCCGTACCCGTTCTTAGGTACAAAGTGTTGTTAGCCGTGTTGGTCAACTGCGTGCCGCCAAAGCTGGCGACAATGGTTGCCAATGCGGTAGCCGTGTTTGAACCCAACGTCAAGCTGGCGGCGGTCACAATCGTTGTACCGCCGGCAGCGGCAGCAGTAAACAGACCAAACGTGGTGGTGCTGTTGCTGGCGGTCGCGCCGGTAGTGGACAAGATACTGTTGTTCAGCTGCAAATCACGAACGTTGTAGTTGACCGTGCCGGAATAACCGGCTGGCCCCAGCAATCCTTGCGTCAAAACGGTTCCGGCCAGCGTCAGCGTGGTGCTGTTGTTGGTTTGCCCGGCGTAGGTGGTAATGGCCCCCAGCGTAAATGGGACATCCGTGTTGGTGTTGTTGGTAGGGACGTTTAGCAAGACGGCAAGAACCCGTCTAACGCCCACAATGCCGCCCCGGATATACGCCTCCAGGTTTGTAAATTGGCCAATATGTTGGCCGCCCCACTGAATTGGTGCTGTCATGATGGATTACTTGGTAATCGTCTGACCGGGTTTTTTCAGCGCGAGGTCGTTTTTAAAATACCCGTGGGATTCGTGCAGCTTGTCCAGCCCGCCGAGCTGCGCGGTGCGCGGCTGGTTATGAATGTTGCCATTCATCTGGGCAAGTTGAATTAGGTGCCGAAAGCCTGCATTACTGGGCGTCAAATATTTTTGCGTGGCCATTGGAATTCTCCTGATAAATCAAATTATGGGGTTGGCGGAGGTCCGCCTGCGGGCGGCATTGGAGGCGGCATTGGAGGGCCACCAGGCGGCATTCCCCCCATAGGCGGCATTCCCGGCGGGTGCGCTCCGGGCGGCATTCCCGGCGGCATTCCGGGCGGGTGCATTCCAGGCGGGCCACCCATGCCGGGACGCTGAAGCTGCGGCGGCAATCGTTGCATCATCTGCAACATTTGGGCAGGTGCGAGCTCCTGCATCCGGGAACGGTGGTCGCCAAAAACTTTACCCAAGGATGTCAGGGCTTTCATGACGGCCTGCCCTTCCTCGGTTTCGGTTCCTAATTTGCTGAGCACCAATTCCAATTGGTCTAAACATGTTCCCACGGTAGCCATGGCCGCCTCGCGTTGTCCTTCAGGGACTTTGGGGCTTGCCATGGGGGCGCCTGCTGGACCTGCGGGTCCGGCGTTTGGCCCGGCGGCTTTCTGTGCCGACAGCATTTTCAATAGCTCGGGAGGTGGGACGGACATGTAAGTGAGTGCTCACTACCAGAATTTGTGAACAGAGCCTAAAACAACTTGTGCGGACAAGTCAAGATATCGCCCGTACATCGCCCGTACATCGGCAAAAAAAAGCCCCGAACTGGCCGGGGCTAAGGACTATGACTAACACGAACACTCAACAGAAACGAATTCGGGGTATCTGAGCCCTACCTTGCGGGGAGAGCGTGAGTAAGGCCCAGACTCCTGCCATGGAATTTTACTTCCGGCGGGACTTGCGACCTTTACGATGACCACGGGCCATGGTAAGTCTCCTGATTTGCAGCCTCAATGCTGCATCGCCGGGAATCGCCCGGCGCGATCACCTTGCGGTGAGAGCTGAAATTACCTTATCCCACCAATTTGGGTTTTGCAACCCCCGTTTTTTGCGCGATTTTCTCTTCATGATGCTGCTCAGCGGCCTTTGATTCCTTGTCCTCGATGCTTCTGAGGCGCAATTTAATTAAATCCATCATGGGGGGTTTAACGATGTCCACATAGGTTTCACGGTCAATAATGTGATGTTCCAGCATAAAAGCGGCACTTTCACGGATATCTTCCGCAAATAACGGGCTATGACCGTGGGCGTCCACGCGCACAAAGGTGCGATCTGTCATTTGCGACAGGATAAAGCTCTCAGATTTGCCGTGTAACTGGAATTTTAGGGTCGTATCGTCGTATTTTCGGAGCAGCGCCAAGCTCATTTCGCCGACTTTTTCCAAAGAATCCTCGACGACCAAAGCCTTTCTTTTGGTCCTGGAGGACGCAATTCGGGCCATTTCTGCCGCATGTCCCTTAGATCTCACCCCGGATTCGCCTTTGCCCATTAATACGTTGGGCAAACCCGCCGCTTCTGCAAAAGCGATGTCGATCATGTCAAAACTTTTGAACAGTTCGCCAGGTATCTGCGGCGGGAGGTTCTCTACTTTGGCGCCGGGTTCAGCGGTGGCAAACCAGCCGCCAATCATATCCATGGCGGACATGCGTTCGTCCGTGATGCCCGTCATGCCGGTCACTACTTTGGGCGGGTTGACTTGCTTGGCCAGCAAATTGGCAAACTCTTCCATGCGTTTGTTCAGCCAATCCTGCAACCCAATCAAAGCGGCCACGTCGCTGATACCCCAGAAGTAATCATGCTTGGGGTTGGGGCAGACAATGGCAAACGGGGATTCTCCCCGAATGCCCATGAGCCCAGATCCCAGCAGCCGGTCGTAAATAACCCGCGTTTCGGTTTTGGTAACAATGCGATAATCGGATTCTTCATCGTCCCAGACATAGAGTTCCCGCAACTCAAACATTTCGTTGGGCAGTTCGGGGGTGTAGGTAATGCCGGGGCCTGCCAGCGGGTCGGGCACAATGCCTGTCAGCGTGGTGAGCGCCGATCCGGCTGATGCCTGGCTAGTCATGATAATCCGGCTGAGGCCGTCCGGTTTGCGGTCGATGGGCTCCGCGTTGGGCGACAGGGTTTCCAGAATTTCCTTGGCTCGCGGGTGGTCTTTCAGCGTGCGCTCGAGATCTGGTTTGGTCGTGGTGTAGACGTGGACAAAAGCTTCCTGCTCGTCCAGCGACATAATATCTTCCCGATAGACGCCAAACTGGTGCGGCGAGACGCAATAGGTTCTGATCCCGTTATCGCCACCGGGCAGCACTTTGACAAACATGGCGCCGTAAACTTCCGCCCAAAGCACGGCTTGCGCAAACACCATGTCGCTGCACGAGCCTAGCCAACGTTCGTTCAGCAGTTTGGCCGCTTCTTCAATTTTGTTGGCTTCTTCTTCTGGCGCATCGGCGCTCAAGCCAACGCTGAAGGTGGTGCTATCGGCGGCAAACAAGAAAGACGACAGGACTTCTACCGTGCTCCTGATTTTGTTGTAGGCCGAGGCATTGCCGGAGTTGGTGCCGAACAAATAATAGGCTTCACTGGTGGCATACTGGCTGCCCCGCGTGCTGCGGGACAGCAGGCATTGCTGTTCAATTTCCTGGTAAAGCGCCCAACGTTCCGCGTTATCTTTGGGGAGTTTCATGCCAAACCTTCTACGCGGACATCGCCGCTGCTATCTGTGACTAGACGTTGTTTGTCGGCGCCCACCACATGAGCCTTGGGCGGCTGTAGGTTAAACCCGGTTTTAACCGCTTCCACCATATTGGTGGCCGGGGTCTGGAAGGACGACAGGAGGCCGCCTACGGCGTGCCCGCCTTCCCCTTCAGCTACCTTGGGGATAGATCCCCACATGGGCTGGGAGGTCGGACGTTGGCGCAAGGAGGCCATCACAGAACCGGCCCCATTTTTTAAATCGGTCAATCCGTAGTCCGCCGCGAGCGCCTTGAGCGCCGTATCCGTGGCAGCGGTTTTGGCATTGCCCATAGCGGGGGCAGTGAGGTATTCCCGTTCAACAGTCGTACACCCGTAAGGGCAGACGGGCTCGTATGCTTCGAAACTGCCGTGTCCAAGGCATCTGTATTCGCGGAGGATTTTGCCCGTGCCGGCGGTAAGGGCGGCGGCGCGGCTGGTGGCGTCTCGACCTGTCTTGCCTGACTTTGCGACAACGCGGCGACCCCGTGCATTTCCCGTAGCCATATTCCAATCTCCTTGGGTGCGGGCAATCCCTGCACCTCTGCTGGTCGCTTAAAAGTAATCCCCAACGCCGGGACTTGCAAACGTCGTCCGGCGTTGGGCATTTCGTAATCGAGAGTTTTCGGGGGGGCGGGGAGGTCAACGGTCGCCATTAGCAGGGGTCGTGGATTTCGCGCAATCCTGACCACAGGCGTTACCGTCCCTTCCCGCACCCCTATCCGCCACGCCCCGGATTCAAACCGGCGGAGCAGCTCTGTCAGGGCGCGCCGGAAATGTCGCGCCATGGTTTTTTCGCCCAGCATGTATTTGCGCAAATCGTTGCGGTCGTACTGCATGTACTTGGCCAATTGCCCCAGCGTGGGCCATTCGGCGTGCGTATGGCACCAGACCAGCTGGCGGCGCAGCTCCGCCTCGGAGTATAACTCCCCGTGGCGGTTTGGTTTATCGTCGGTTGGGTTGCTCAATGTCGCTGGGGGCTATGCGCCATTTCTCCAGGAAGTTGCGCACAATCCCGTCCGTCGTCGCCTTGCTCAAATCTTCCGCGTAACCGTTCTCCTTGGCCTGCTCTGCCATGTAGAACTGGCGCGTCTCCGCTGCGGTCTGGCGCATAAAATCAAACCACGCCACCACGCCCAGCGCCAGGGCAATTGCCCGGTCATCGTGCGCGTGGTCTGGGCACACAATGCGCCCGTTGTCGCGGGTAATTAAACGCATTTCCTCAATGCACTCTGAGCTGTGCAACACCAGATGTTCGCTGGAAACGGCATTGTTGGTATGGTTAAGCATTCGTTCCTTGGATTCGTGGTTGGTTTTCCAGTGGTTGACGTATCCGCGCCCCGGGTTATCAGGGCGACGATACAGATAGCCGCGAACATTCCCCACCACGTCCAGTAAGTCATTTCCTAATCCTCCGGCTTGCGGCACGTTCCGCTTCATCATATTGAGTTCCTGAAGTACCGCTTGTCCGGGGCCGTTAATTTCGAGATTAAGCATAGAGAACGCCCCAGCCGCCGGGCCATACACTGCGGACAAATAGGTCGCCACCCACGCAAACTGAGCCGTGTTGCAAACAGAAGTGCAAAATTCGGCGACCTGCTCCATTTTGTCCGCATAGCAGCGCAATACCTGCAAACAAAACTGGTCGCTCGTTTCCGACGCACCATACGCCGGGTCCGCGCCAATCGCATACACCGCTCCCTTGACTGGTTTTTTCCACAGCATAAGGGTGGCATTTTTTTCATTGCAAGGTTTTAGTTGCGTGTCCTCGAAATGCTCCCGGAAGTCGAAAACATAACACTCGGGTTTTTCCTTGATGGACCGTTTGTACTGGGCCGTCAACGCCGCCGTATCAAAGAAATTGGTTCCGCTCAGCAAGAACGCATCGTTCTCCGTGGGCGGATACTCTTGCAACATCATCTGCTCGTCTTTGATCTCATCGTTCAACTTCCAGCGCCACCAGGCCAATTGCGCCCGCGTAATCTCATGGCCGTATAACTGCTTGACCTCACGCACCCACTTCTTTTCGGCAGGGGACATCCCCGTGTAGCCATAGACTTCATACACCGGACCCTTGTCCACGCTGTAATCCTCTTTCAGCCACCACCCAATAAACACTGCGGCTTGTGTGCGACTGCGCTTGGCTACCTGCCACATGTCGTGGAACAAGTTGAACCCCTTGGCGGTGCTCTCATACAGGTACAGCCGGTTCTCGTGCTTCTCTGCCAACGAAGCCTGCAAGGACGCCAACCCTTCCGCATCCACCCAGCTCCCCACCTCGGTGGCATGCAGGAAATTAATCGCCTTGCCCCGCGACAACCCGCCCCCCTTGCGCTCCCCGGCCACCTGGTAAGTCAGCCGGGAACGGTTCCGTAACGTCAACTCATACCGGTTGTGCCCCTCCTCGGGCACCTTGAACGGCTTGGGCAACCCTTTCATGTACATCTTCAACGTGGACCGGAACATCTCCCGGTTTCCATCGTCATTGGTCACCAACGACCCCTGCGTCCCCGGATGGGCATATGCCCAGTACAAATCAAACGCCAAACCAATGGTCGATATCCCCTCCTGCCGACCTTTCAGGATAACGTAAGTGTGAATGCCACTCGGTAATCCTTCAGCAATAGAAGCCACCAACTTGCGCTGCGTCCCGTACAGCCGCTTTCCTAGCCGAATAATCCCGTACTCCTTAGTCTCAACCCGGAGTTCTTCAGCAAAAGAAATAAAGCTTTTCAGGTCAAACAAATTGCTCATCAAAACGGGATGTCCTCATCAAATCGCACCGGCTTTGATGCTTCCCAATTATCCGGCTGGTTCGCTCGGGGTGCCCGCTCCGATTCGGGCGGCTGCTGACGCTTGGCCTTCATCTTCAACATCAAATACGGGTTCCCTGACTTGCTCTTCTTCTCCGTGATGTCCACAAAATAAGCCCGACCGTCCACCACAATCTCGCCCTGGAAGTCTGCGTGCCAATCCAGCTCCTTGTTCCGGGACTTCATGATGTAACCGTCGCCATCCTTCGGTTTAAATTCCATGCGTGCTCTCCTCGCGTTAATAACGAGCGTTGAGTATACCTCACAACTCCTCAGAAACTAGGTGATGCTCCCATAATTTTTTTGGGGTGGGGAGGAAGGGGTGGACCAAAAAACCCCGAAGGCGAGTCCAATCGAGGGACCATGCTGCTATGCAATATGCAAGGCATCTGCGTTTCGTTATGCCAGAGTTATGCCAGAGAAACGAAAGGCAGGCAGGCAGGCAGGCAGGAGCGTCTAGACTTGAGCACCACCACCACCACCACCACCACCACCA